ATATTTCTTCTTTTTAATATCACAAATGTTAAAATATCTCTATGTTCTCTAATTAATGAACCCATTGTTAAAGGATTATCAGGTTTTCTATTAAAATATTTCCACGCTTTATCACATTCATATTCTGCTTCATCTTTATATATTTTACTTCTTTTACTATACCATTTCCATATTTCTAACATTTTCTTATGATTTGAATATGATGATAACATAAAACCCATATTTCTCCATTTTTCATAATCATTAATATATTCAGTTGGAAAATCAGTTAATAATTTATAAATTAATTTAATTTGGTTTTTATGAGGTATATAATTATCATCATTTTTAATTGGTGTAAAATTGTTTTTACCCCTTTTATATTTCCTTTTTGTTTCTATAATTTTAAGTTCAGGCAAAGAGGATAAATGCTCGGTAGTTTGAAAACAAGTTTTATTAATTAAAAACATACTCAAATCCGTTTTTATTTTTTTTAAATTTTTATCATAACATTTTAATTTAGGTTTTTCTTTTACTGAAACATTTTTATATTGATTTGAAAATCGTAAAATTCTATTACCTGAATAAACTAATTTATAATCACATTCATAAGTAAAAGCAATTTTTTTTAAATCTTTAACTTTACAATATAAATCATTATTAATGATAATATGATAAGATATGTAAAAAGCAGGTTCTTTTTTCTTTTTACTATATTTTATCCTTGAATTATCTGCCACACCAATAATAATTTTTTCATCTTCTTCATCAAATTCTCTTATTAGATTTTTTAATAATTTCTTTAATTCTTTTCGTTTTTGTTTCATACATTCTCGTTTTGTGTCCAGTTTTATTTCTTTATCAAAATCAAAAAAGGGTTTTACTAAATCTTCTTGATTATAATAAGTTGAAATAAATTTTTTTTTATCAGGATTTAAACATAATTTTAAATATTCTAATCCATTTTTTTTATCGTAGAGTTTTCCGTCGTTTTTCAAACTATAATGTTTTACACTCCCCGATGTTGAAGTATATTTAATCATTTGGTATTTTAAGTAATTTAGGGTATCTTCGTCTAAGTTCACGGACATAATGTTCTATATATATATATAAGATTATTTCTTTAAACCCTTAATTTAATTAAATTTTAATTAAATTAATATATAATTTAATTAAATTATTATTATGCTGTAATTACTATACATTTTTTTTCGGTCGTCCTCGTGGTCTTCCGCTTCTTATTTTCATCCAATATTTAGCACTTGCCTTTTTTTGTGCTATTCTACCTTTACCTGATTTAGCATATTTTCTTTTTTGCTTTTTTATTATTTCTATACGCTTATTTCTTTCTTCTAATTGTTGTGTTAGTTCTTCAATTTTTTTTTGTAAATTTACAGGTTGAGATATCGGAACTTTTTGTTGAATTTGAATAATATTATTTAATTTCATATTTGCTTTATTAACTGCCATTCTATATTATATATATATATAATATTTTTATCTTTAAGTATAAATTATTATTTTTTTTATGCTACTGCCATATTATAACTTGTCACCGTAATTGTATAACCTACGGTGCCACACGACCTAATTTGTAATAATGCCGAAGAAGCAAAGGCGGCACCCACACCACCTGCTTCTTGGTCATAAGTTAATGTGGCGGTAGCGACTGTTGACCTTGTGGAAACCACAACCAGCGGTGCCGCCTGAGTAGAATTATTTAGGACTTGATAAGATATATTACTGGGAGCATTTACTACCAAAGACCAAGTCGCTGGATTTCCTGTATCTCCATATACATAAGCATCAACAACGACGCCTGTATGTAATACCGAACTTGCCGTTGGTAAATTAATAGTAGTTGTTGCGGACGCACAATTTATATCTAATAATAAATGTTCGCCTTGTGCTACATTTATAGTCGCACCTGTTCCGAATGATTGTGCTTTCGCTAAACTTCCTGCCGTCACCACATCTTGATTTCTTGTTTGTGCTTGTAAATCATTAGCATTGCTCATTATATACTATTACCAAATATATTTATTTAAAAAATATTTTTTTTAAATATTTTTAATTAAAAATTAAATTTATACTATTGCCCCATTTGTAAGATTTCTTACTACAACCACCCAATCTCTGTAATTATTACTACCCATAGAAGTAGCAGAATATGCCGACCACGAACACGAACACGCCGTTGCCGCCGTTTGTCGTATTCCTAATGTGGCGTGTCCTGATATCACACTTATCGCACCAGCACCGGGGACACCTGCTGAACCTGCCGTGTGAGCAAGAAAAATACTTGTGCTACCATCTTGCGACGCAAAGTTTAATGTTGCTTGATTTCCACCAACATCAAAAGCAGTCATATAACCATTCAATACAACTCCTTCGCCAGTAGCAATTGGTAGAGTGATGGTTGCCTGTTCGTTATCACCTAAATCTACCATATAATTAGAACTTCTTGTTGCTAAGGCAACAGATGTTAAATTTCCAAATGCTCTACCAATATTTACCAATTGTGGATTTGCTGATACACTATGATATTCATTTTTAGTCTGTGTGTTTAAGTTGTTTGCTCTACTCATATATATATTAATAATATAAAAAAATTTTTATTGTTTTTCTAAAACATAATCTTTTTGTTGTGATACTGAATGTGCCATATCTTTTGCGTCATCTTTCATTTCATTTTTAACATCTTTATATTTTGATGTTAAATAAATATGTCTTAACATAGAACTTCCTATATTCTTTCCTAATGCTCTATTTAATAATCTCGTCATACTATTAACACTTGGTAATGAAGAACCATCATTATTAACTAAAAGTCTAAACTCTGTATTTCTACTCATTCTTTTTTTCTTTAACGGATGGTGTTTTAAATAGCATTCTAATGCGTATAATAATTCTTTATTATTTTCTATATTTATTTTTTGTTGTCCATATTTTTTAGATGTTTTATAATTATTAAATACTAATTGTTTATTTTCAAAATCATAATAATTTTTATTATTATCTTTTTTATTTGTATATTTTTTTACAACATACATTTCTTGGTAATCCTTATTTCGTCTTGGTGCTATACAGGTATATAATGCTAATACTACATATTGTAAAAGTTTATTATATTGATTTCTTGATATTAATTTATTTCCACAAAATTCCTTAATTTCTTCTTCTAAATCATTTTTCTTCTTTTCTATATATTCCCACGTTTCCCAATTTTTTTCCTGTTTTAAAGACATCACACCTCTTTTTTTATCCAACTCGCCTTTCTTTTCATTTAATTTTTCACTCCAATAATCATATATTTTTTTAAAACTTGGTCTATTTTTAACTAACGATAATGCTGATACTATACTTATTATTAAACTTTTCTTGGTTGTTAAAGCATAAGGTTTAATTCTATCATTTATATCATCAACTTTTTTTAAAAAAGATAAATTATTAAATGATTTTTTATTGTTGAGTAAATAAAGATTTTTAATATATTTTGTGGCAGTTGCTTCTACTACATCTTTTTTTACAATAAATAGTTTATGTAAATTTAACATATATTCATTAACTCTCATTCTATATATATTATAATACATTTTTTTTTATATTATTTACATAATGTAATTTATTCCCTTTTCGCTGTTTATATATGTCTTAAATCTTAAAAGGTCTTTCAATAAGATTTGGTATTATAACTTACAAACCCCTTGTCCTCCTTACCAAATTCCAACCACATATATCTACCAAACCACCTCCTGTCCAGCACAATTGTGAATTTTTGAATAAACCATTTTTGTTTTTTCATATTATCTAATCGTCTTGGTGTAAATGTATTTAATGTTTTAACATTAATTAACCAATAAATTTTCCTGTTAGTTATACTCATTGCTTTTTCCATAAAACCCCAAAATAGTTTTCTCGGAACCGATGGAGGATATGATAAACAAATATCAACTCTTTTATTATAATCAAAAAAATCTCTTCCTAAATCTATTTCACACCAATCCTTTTTTAATACATTCGGTATATTATCATAAAAAGCACCACCACCCTTACAACAATCTAAAACTATATCTTCTTTTTTAAATGATGTATGATTATTTAATAACCATTTTGCCATTTCAGTATTAGTATAATTAAATTCTTTTCCCTTCGCTATAATTACAATCTTATTTTCTTTTTTTCTATCTACATTTTTACTACATAACATTTTTTTAATATCCTTTTTCATCTATATAATATAATTATATTTTTTTTTACCATTATATATTTATTAATTTACTTATTGTAAGAAAGTTCCTGTTATATAGTTGTTTAATAGTAAAAATCAATTGATTTTTACTCGTATATACCTTATATTATGTAAGTTTATTACATAATGTAAGTAAATTGTTATACTTTCTTACATTTCATCCAGCATACTCTCCGTTTCTCTTAAAAATAAATCTGTTCTTATCATAATATTCATCATCGGTCATATCAGTTAATATTTTCTGTTCTTCCTCACATTCATCACAAAGATAATACCAATATTCAGTTTTATCATAGAGAGTATATTTTGAATGTTTATGTGCTGGTCTATCTCCACAATTATTACAATCAAATTTTCCATTAACTGCTCTACATTTTAATTTTAATTTTTCATTTTCGTTTTCAAGTTCGTCTTTCTCTTCATAAACTTCTTGTAATAACTCCTCAACTCTTTCAATTTCTTTGTTTAAATATATTTCTTCTCCATTTAACTTTTCTAATCTCTTTTTTAATTCCATTACCAAACAATATTTATGAATATTCAAAGGTTTCCCTTGATTAATTAATTGTTCGTATATTTCAGTTTCAGTATATTCATTATAGTTTATATCCGCTGGGATTATAATTGGTTTTTTCATATCTTCTTCTATACATTTAGTCAGTAAATCTTGATTAAACTCCATATTCTTTTATAGAATATATATGTGGTTTATCTTTAAACCCCGAAAACTAATTTTAATAATAATTAATTAATATCTAGCAATTTGCGACCAAGGCATTTCGTATGTCCAATCCGCTACTTCTAAAACACCAACAGATTTTACGCATTCACATTCACCACTCGCACTAACATTACATTCTTCATTTTCTTTTTCGTAATCACTATTAGACATATCTAATGCTGGTTCTTCATTCACCTCGTTTTCTGCTGGTTCTAAATCTTCTTCTACTTCTACTTCTTCTACTTTTTCTACTTCTTCTACTTTTTCTACTTCTTCGTATGGGTCATTTTCGGGGTCGCATTCTGTTTGTAAATAATATACTTTTTGGTGTAAGTCCTCAACTTCTCCTTCTAAATCCTTTATAGTGGTGTGACAATTTTGAACCTCAAATTCCAATGCTCCTACATTTGATTTTGCTTCTTGTAAATCTCTAAATAATTTTGCCTGATTCCGTAATACTTTACTTAATTTTCTATTTAATACTATATTTTCTCTTTCTACACTCATCGTATATTTTCTTGTTAATGTTCGTTGATAATATCTACACCCCTCAAAATTCATTATAATATAAAATTACATTATAATTTTATATTTTAATTTTTATTTACTATCTAAATTCGGATATTTTTTTGTATAATATTTTACCATATTTTGTTGATATGTTAATTCCTCTTTTCTTAATCCATTTACTTTATTAAAACTACCCCGTATTTGTTCTAATTCTTTCATATTTTTCGGTATGGCATTATATCCACAACCTGAAAATTTGGGAGTTCTTTTTATTAAATTATTTAATAATTGTAATTTTTTCATTATATATATTATATATATATAATATCTTTAAACTTTAAACCCGAAAAAAATTAATCACTATTTCCTTTATCAAATGGAGTTAATGGTTTTCTAAATTCCTGTAATCTTTTGAATAATATTACATTCTTACAGGTTAATTTATAATTTTTTATTTCCATTTTTTTTAATTGTTTTTCTATTTTAGTTATTCGTTCTTCTAATAATGTAATATATGTATGCTGTGCTATAAATATATCATCATTCTTACCTTTCATCTATATATATAAAGATATTATTTATACCAATTGTCCATTAACTCGTGCGTCTTTTGAAAAAATCACTACATTTTCCAATGCTTCTTTTGTTTTTTTTCCTTCACAATAACCAGCAAGTTCCCTGTAATCTTTCTCCATTTGACTTAATAAATCTGTAATTAATTTTTCTTTTATACTTTCTATTTTTCGTTCTACGCATCTATCAACATAATCACGAATTTTTAATTCTAAATTTTCGTCAAATTTAACTTTTTTTTCTCTTTTTAATTCTAAAAGTTTTTTCTCGTTTTCGTCCATTCTATATATTAATGTAAGAAAATAATTTTTAAATATATTTTTACATAAATATTAATTATGCTGGTGTTGCTAATATCACCGATGTTGCCCCACCACCAGTTCCATCAGGACCGAGTCCTACAACTTCTACTAATAATTCTTGTGCCACGCCCAATTGATTACCATAACTACTAATCCTTAAATGGAGTTTTTGGTCTGCGTTTCCGTTGTTTGATACTAAATTTAAATTTCCTCTTCCTAATCCACCCATATCATTAACACCACCAAGTAATCCACCAACACCATTGAGTGGAATTGCGTGTTGTCCTCCTCCATTATCAATACCTTTAAAGGTCATAGAATTTGCTACTTGTGCTTGATTTATTGGATTATCTACTGCTTCTACATTCATAGCATCTCCATCATTCGCAAAAGTTATAAATAAATCACAAACAAACGGAAGTTGTTGAGTTTGTGCGTCGGTTGCCTCCCAACTTTGAACTGGAAACTGAACTACATTTGCTCCAACAACGGCGGTAGAACAGGTATAATTTACACGGACATAACCACTTTGGGCATCAAGACAAAGAATTCCGTTTGTTTGAGAATATAACCTCGCACATTGGACATTTCTATCTCCGTTGTCTTGTATAACACCTGTATATTCATCGCCTAATGCTCCAAAATCTACACCAGCACAATCCATTACTAATAATGGACTTACGAATTGGACTTGTGTTCCAGCATCCGCAACAACTCTACCAAGAGTAAAAAAAGAAATCGCACCATTTCCACCACCTAAATTTCCACTCATAAGACCAACTCCACCATTCCCATTTGCTCGTAATTCTATATCCGCACTCACACCTCCGACAATTTCTAATATACTTCCATCTGCTGATAATATATTTACATCACCATTGGCATCTGTATTTTTTAAATTTAATGATGTGCCATCATAACCTATATTACAATCACCATTATTACCAATTGTCACTCCATCAAATTCATCTTCTCTCGTTTGTGGGTTTTTATCATTTGCGTTAGACATTATATATATTAATGATATATTTTTTTTATATTAATAATATTTTTAAATTTCTAAATTATTCCTATATATATTTTTTTTAAAGTAAATTGGCAAGATTGGATTTTCTTTTACCAGCACCTGCCATTGACCCCACCCCACCAGCAACATTACCTCCTTTACCTAATGCGGATTTTGCCATTTGACCAACTGCTGATTGAACTGCTGGATTACGTGCTACTTTGGATAAAGCAGTTCCTAATGATGATAAGAAATTACCGCCTACATAACGACGTAGGTTAGCACTATCCATCGCACGAGGAGCAGAAATGACCTGTTGTTCGTTAAGAATTCCTTTCAAAATCCTAGAACTTCCACTTTGGGTTTCAAAAAAACCTGAATTAACGGCAATTACATAAAGTGCTGGAGAGACAACCGCACCTGACTGGTTAAATACGGTGGCATTAAATTGGAATGTATAATTTCCTACTACACTTGGTGCTTGTCCTGATTGTAATGGAATATCTTTTGAAGGTTTTAATACTAAAAATCCCCCTACTGCTGGAACACGATTTCCGTCTTGTGTTCTTCCTAATACAACAGGATTTACTGGTCTACTATTTGCTACTACTGCTTGTCCATTCCAAGTATTCCAATCCATATCTAAACCATTATCAACCGACATCGCATACAATTGCTCTGCTGTATGTGAACTCAAAAGTCCCGAGAAGTTATCAAAATTGATATTTATGTTAGTTATAGGTAAATACCAATCACCTCGTGTATTAGCATTAATACCAAGCACCGCATCTCCATAAGTTTGAGGACGACAATACAAAATTAACATATCGGGGATTTGTGGTAAAGTGATGGTATTACTTCGTAAAGTTGCGGTTGCGTTAGGAAGAACATTAGCAAGATTACCTGTAATATATCTTGGGAATTCCATATAGGGCACGACCGATTTAGGTGGTAAATCCAAATCTAAACTCGGGGTGTAAAAAGAAATATTAACAACGGACGTAGACCACGCTTGAGGAGCACCAGTATTGAATTGGACATTTGTCACTCCTCGTTGAAGTGCCGCCCCACTTGCTAACGGGGCACATCTTAAATTTCTTTGAGTATTACCTAGATTTACTACAAGTTGGACATTATTAATTCCGAATAATGCGGTTTCGTTTCCGTGAATTTCGCTGAAAATAAATGGAGATAATACTAATTTTTCTGTTGATTGATACCTGTAAAAGATATTGTAGGTTGTTTGATAAAGACCTGTGGGGGCGGCACCAGCATAAACACCACTATCGGTTAAACAAGGCACACTATTATTAACATTTACTGCTCCTACACCATCATTATAAGGAACATTTGCTAATGCTCCTACTAACGCTTGACCGGCGGCGTTGGTAAAAACAACATCATAGAAAGCACCATTGGGCATATTATCATAATCAGTTCCATCCCAGTAGGAAGAAAGATTATTATTATTAGCACCTACGGCATAATCGTATGCTTGATATTTATCCAACATTGTTGGACAGGTTCTTTGTAATCTGTTGCGTTTCATATCCACTAACCTCAATACTTCATACAAAACATCGTTGACATTAATCGTGGATGTGGTATCATTGATATTTGCTGTTAGCGTATTCATCATTTGGTGGAGTGGAAATGCTGGTAAAGCACAATCCTGACCCCAAGTTAAAACTGCTGGGTCTGTTGGTTGAACTGGTTGTGCGCCGGGAACGGTGACTAAACAACTCATATTTGGCGACCCTGTGAATTCTACTTCCCTGGACATAAAGCAATTTAAGGAGGGCACCTGTATATTGAACGTAAGTTGAGATGACGTGGCGGCAATTGCTTGGAATGGAGAATTAGATACCGACAACGCCCCTTTATACACTGCGAAACGAGGTCTATGTTGAACTATTTGAGGCATAAAAACAGAAAGTCTTTGAATATCACTACTTGCTGACATCTTATATATAGTGGATAGATAAAAAATTAAAATTAATTATTATATTTTTTTTAATAAATTTAATTAAATTTCCTATAAATCCTATATATTTTTTTTTTTATTTTAAAATTAATAGATATATATTATATTTATTAATATTAAATAGATATATCAAGCATTTAGCATTGAAGGTGTTTTTAATAATCTACGTAATGCTTTATTTTCTTTTAATGTATTTTCATATTTTTCAAATTTTTCTTGCCTTACATTTTGTATTTCTTCTCTCATTTCTTTTATTTTTTCATCTTTATCATTAATAATTTTATGAAAATGTATCCATTTTTTATCATCAAAATTTTCTATTCTTTCTTCTAATTCAACCAATTTATTATCTATCCAATATTTTAATTGTTTATAATGTGTTAAAATTTGATTAAAAGGTAATTCTCCTAAATCCTCTACTCCCATTGTTTTTACCAATTCCATATTAATATATTATAATATTTTGTTATTCCCGTTTTAACTTTTATATATATCCTAAATCTAAAAAGGGAATTTATATTTTTAATAAATCTTTACAATCTATATCAATAACATAGTGTCCCCATTTTCTATCAAATCTTTTTAAAAATCTACTTGGATATCCTGTTAAACTTTTATCAAATTTAAAATAATATAATCCATCTGTGAAATTAAAACAAAAATATAATTCATATCCTTCATTATATTTCTCCATCGCATAATCAATTTTATTTTTACCGATTATAGTGGTATCATATCTATCTTTATTTACTCTCCTGCTTTTTAATTCTATTAATATTTTTTTATCATTTACTTTAAAATCAAAGTGGTTCATCGTATCTGTTTTTGTTATTGAACTACCAATCCATTCCTCAATTTGTTTTTGTGTGCTTAATTCTTTATTTAAACCATAATTTAAATCTTTTGATAAACTCATTTATATATTATATATATATATAAAAAAATTTAGATTTTTACATAAAAAACGCATTTATTTACTTTTTTCTTCTAAACATCATCTTCATAGAAATAGAACTTAAATTAAACATTTGGACTGGAATTAATGAACCATCCATTCTATTTTTCCAATATACTTGGACATCAATATTTTTAATTTCTTGATTAGATGACGATAACGAAATCATCCGATATTCAGCACTGGGGACATATTCTACAAAATGTCTATAATCATCTGCCGAACCCATCGGTAAAGCAATATCAGTAATTATAGGTTGGAAAGCATTTTGAGTTGTTGAACTTGAAGCATCATTTGAATCGCCAAATCGTTGGGGTTGTCCAACATATTCATTAACAACAGGTATTAATGTTGTTGTAAATACAATACTTTCTATCGGCGACCATAATGAAGAAGTTGATGAATAATCTTGTTTTACCATCATACACTCTACGGCGGTGGGACCCACAACTCCAGGATATGCGTGTGTTAAGGCATTTCCATTCCCAGCAAATATCCTGTTATTATCTACATCGGCACTCGTCCCAGTCAGTCCAGGAATACCACCAATAGTAGCGGTTGTTGAAAGTGGTGGTGCGGGAAGTAATCTTGGAACATAGGTTAAAATTTGATATGTTCTATTATTTGTGGCAACATCTCCACCCCAATATCGCATTGGGAAATTAGCAAATAATCCATACATATTTGAGTTAAAAAACATATCCCAATTTTCAGTTTGAGTAGAACCAACAAGAGTATTACTACGGGTATTATCAACTCCCAACATTACTGGATTAGCAAGTGTCGCACCCGCACCACCAAATCCATCACTACCCCAACCATAAGCATCGCAATATAACTCAAATAATCCTGTGGTGGAATTATATTTCATAATAGGACAATGACTTTGGACTTGAAGCAATGGAAAAGCAGTAGTAAATTGGTTTTCTATATCCTGCCACGCTTGTGCGAAAGTATTATTAACCATACTTTCAACTGCTTTATATGTAGAAATATAATAATATCTTGTTGCTGTATCCTGTGTTGTTGTCGCTACCCCCTGTTGTGGAAGTGGTCGTCGTGCTTCCATATCTTCGGGAACAAATATCAAACTATTTCCTTGTTGAATTACACCATTTAATGCTGGTGGTAATCCAGCAGTTGTATCACCAGTTGGATTTAATGAATATTCGCTACTATAATATTCAACACCATTTAATACTGCTCTTAATGTAATTTTATATACTGATTTATTTGTTGCCACTATTTGTTGAACTGATGGTTGAACTCCCGCAACAACAGGTGGGGTTAATCCCATTTCAATTACAGGCATCCACATCGGTAAATCCCTACCAGCACCATTCATCGTAAATCTAACAATGGCAAATTCATAATTAGATGCGTTTTTAATCATAGGACTATCCCTTGTTTCGTTAAATTGGACTTCGGGGTCTGTTCCTGAACCTTGGTCTACAACTCTTCCATTTACAATATCACAATTATAATAAACTGCTTCGTAATCTCCACTATCATCTCTACTCCCTAAAAATGAATACATTATATATATAATAAAGACATATTATTTTTTATATTATTATTTATTCTTTATTATATTATCCGTAAGAATAGTAATAATATCATCGCTTTTCACATCTTTATTTTCCCAACTATCTAATAATTTATTATATCTGTCCATTGGCATTTTATATAATAAAGTTCTAAATACAATATGTCTACCACAAGTATTAACATCATCTCTATAAGGTTGTGATTTTCTTTTATTTGATTTTAATGTATATCCCGCTTTTTTTACCAAATTGGTTAATAATGGCATTCCTGTATTTAATTCTTTATCTTCTTTATCAGTTAGTCCTAATTTTTTACCTTGTGTATCCGCTTTAAATCCATACGGGTCATAAAATTCTATTGTATCTCCTTTTTTTATTAAACTAATCCAATGTCCGCTGTTAGAGTTTTCCGTTAAATATAGCATAATTGCTCGTCCTTTTCTATCAAAAACTTCGTCAATATGACGAACATTTTCTAATTCAGGGTAAGTAAATATATTTGTATCAGGTTCTAATATTTTATCAAAGTCATCATTACTTAAACTATATTCTTTTATTTTTTCTACATCTTTTTTTGTATTAATCATATAATATTTACTGATATTATATAATTATTTATAAATCTTGAAAATTCTTAAATATATTCCACCACACAAACAATTACAATTTATTTCAATTTTAATAGATTTATCAGTTTCACTAATATATTTGTAAGTTATTTTTGGTTCGGTTATTTCTATTTGCTCAAAGTATTCGTGGTTTTCTTCTGTATCCTCCCAATAACCAACACACCATTTCATAAAATTATTAATTTTATATTTTTGATTTCTTGATATATGTTTGTATTTCATCGTTCCGAAAGAACTTATATAATCCATATTGTTATTAATATCATTTATAATTATAGATTGAAGTTCTTTAAAATTATCCCCAAATTCCTTAATAGGTATTTCTTCATTTAAATTCCATATATATGCCATATTCTTTTATAGAATATATATGTGATTTATCTTTAAACCCCTGAAATAAATGGTTTTTCTTTCCGACATATATATATATTTTTACATTCACATAAACCTCCTTCATCAAAATTATAACATAGATGAATTCTTATATGTGTTTTATTAATATGAATTTGTAGGTGTTTAGTATCTCCATCCCAGAATTTTTTTAGTTTTTTCATTTGATATTGTGATATTTTTTTTAATCGTTTTTTATATTTAAAATTATGTATTTCAACCATTATAAATAATAAACATTCTATAAATTGGACATTTACTCCTTTATCAATATAATTATTTTTTAAAAATGTATCAAAATCATTATTATTATATGTGTTTTTTTCAAAATCACTAAAATAACATTTATCCTCAAAATTTTCAAAATCAAAATAATCGGCACACCACGTTTCCATATTCTTTTATAGAATATATATGTGATTTATCTTTAAACCAAGAAAGTAATTAATTATTATTAATTAATTAATTTTATTATTTTATTCATTCATAAAGGATATTTGATGTTGCCTTTCTTCATATAAATTATATATGTATGATAATATATCATTATCATAATCATTTTCTATTATTTCCATATCCCAGTTTGCGTATATATAACAGGAGAAGTCCTCCTCATCAAAATCATCATTTACCACATATTCATCAGTTAAAGCGTCAATTATTTCATCTACATTATGAGAGCGTTTTTTATTATCGTATAAATATTCCATTATTCTTTTATATAATCTATAAGTGATTTATCTTTAAACCAAAAACACAATAATTAATTAAAATATTAAAAAAAATAATTGATTTTCCAACTTTTTCCTGTTATACTATCAGGAATTCTATTTTTTGCTGTAATATATAATAAAAAAAATAATTAAATTATATCATATATATATGATATAATATATTTAAAAAATCGCTATTAATACTTTTTGTAAATAAATTAATAAAATATGTAATAAAAAATTACCTTAAAACAACTGATATATTTTTATCTTCGCCTGTTTTAAACCTGATTACGAAACAATTTTTTAAAGAAATGAAATGTATATTTTTTGGATTGCCATTCCATCTTTTTAATATTTTCAAATCATATTTATTCAATTCTAATGATGGTGTATATTCTTTTGAAATAATCTTTATTAATTTAATAATATCTTCTATACTTTCTATATTCATATTCCCTTTTTAATTATTTTATATATATATTTATTTAAATGGTATTAATCTTCTTGATGTAATATTTGAGCATATTGACTACTCAATAAATATTGTGGATATGATTTATGGAAACATACCCATCTGCCCATTCTTTTTAATTTTTTTATATCTTTTTTTTCAAATCCCAAATGTTTTTTTAATAAATATGTTAATGCGTGAGATGATGTTGCCTGTGGATATACAACAAAATAATTCGCTTCATTCAATAATAATCTTGTTTTTTTATAATTTGTGATATAATGCGTTAAACATAACATCGTAATACAACCTTGTTTATCACTATGTTTTCTGCCCATAATGGCAATATCCTCTATTAATGCGTGAACTGCTTTTCCAACTTTTCCTGTTATAGTGTCATAATCATCAAATATAACTAAACTATGGGAAAATTCATTTATATCAATTGGAAATTCTACAAGTTTTTCATATTTTAATCTATGAAATGGTGCTTTCATTCCATCTAATGTATCATCTTCGTCCAATTTTGAAATAATATATATTTTCCTATCAGGATACATTTTGTGGTAATTATCGGCAATCGTTCTTGCTACATAACTTTTGCCCGACCCCGAACTTCCCGCCAGATAAAATATATCCCTTTTATTTTTATCAACATTCGGCAATATTTGGAAACAAACATCGTCATCAATTTCTATTCTATGTATTCCTTTATTCTTAATTTCATCATCTAAAACTAAAAATTTATTATAATTTTTATTATCCTTATTTCCTTTAACAATCGCAATTGCGTATTTATTTTTTTTTGCGTTTTTTGTTGTTTTCGGAGGATTTTTTGTTAATTCAAATTTAGGCATATATAATATATAGGAAGAAAAAACTTTTTTACATTAAAAAGTTTTTCATTTTTTTAAAATCTTTTATTAAAATCCTATATAATTATTACCAATTCAATTCTCCCGATTCTCTTATTCTCCTTCCTCGCCGTTGTCTTGCTTGTTCCAATTCTCCTTCTTCTGTGCTGGGTGCCATTTCAACAGGGTCTGCCAATTGTTCGTCAAACCATCTCTGTCTTCTCCTTCTTTGTGATGGTGCGTGATGTTCTACTGCTACTTGAATATGTGGTTCGTCTTCCATTTCTTCTTCTCGTAGATGTCTGTATTGTTCTTCCATTCCTCGTCGTTGTTCGTTTAAATGTGAGTGTAATGGTTCTAAGAAACCAGGTCTACGTGGTCCTGTTCTTCGTTCAGGTTCTCCAAAATACATACCTACCCCGCCACCTCCCCCGCCCCCGGGTGGGGGTGGAGGTGGAGGTGGAACTCCACTTGATATATCTGTTTCGCTATGCGGTTGAAAATATTGACTTCCTGATGATGCGAATGAAGGGTCGGTTGACAAACCCGGACCGAATGAAGAAAAAGGAGGTGCGGATGATGGTGGATTGCTTGGTGGTAATGCTGGTGGTAATTGTCCAATTCTATCTAATAATGCTATTCTAGTTTCTTTTAAAATAAATTTATGACACGCTTGGGTTTTTATTAATCTTTCTCGTGGTTGGAATGTGGCGTATTTGTTTAAACATTTTAACATAAGATATACTCTATTTAATGCTAAATAAGTTTGATTTCTGCTCCAATCAGGATAGGTTTCGTCATTTTGAAAAACCACTATTCCTTGATGAACTAATCTTTCATATTTATTAATTTGTCTTTTATCTGTTAAATTTCTTCCAAAATCGCCACCTAATAAAGTGTATAATTTTCTTACTTCTGCTGGTTTAACATTTAATCCTTCACCTGTTAAAACACTATTAATAATATCATCTAATATACTTTCAAATTGTAATTTTTTTTTTTCTGTTGGTGTTTGTTCCGCTATTTGTTCTACGCCTTTTCTTAATGCTTCTTTTGATGCTGGTAATGGTTGTCCTGATTTAATTGCTTCTAATTCGTTTAATTGTTTTGCCCTTCGCTGTAATAGTGCTATCCCGTATCGTTGTCCTGCTTGTGTTCTCATAGTTCCACCACCTCCGCTTAATCCTCTTGCTCCATAATTGGTATTACCACTTAAATTTAATGGACGAGCAAATGAACCTTGTGGTTGTGGTTTTGGAACTACTCCCATAATTCCACCTGTTAAATAATATAATTCATTAGTTCTGTCATCTGCTACTTTATTATTAATTCTTGGCGATTGTTCTGCCATTTGTGCTTTATGAAATAATCCCCTTTTATTGTCCATTCCAGTCATATTTAATTGTTGTTGAGGAGGTCTTGAAACCTCGCTAACCCAACCTCTTTTATGACCTTCTACCATACTTGGAAAATGTGCTAAACTCATTATCTATATATATATTTGATATATTTTATTTTTAAAATATATTAATTTATTGTTTTTTAAATAAATCAAACCATTCTTTTTTATTTTTACCATACCAATCTCTTTCGTAATCCTTCCTTATTTTTCTAATACATTTTATTAAAATTCGTTCAACTCCTAAACTACGCATTAATTTTTTTTTAACTAACTCTCTACATTTCATTTTTTTATCTTTATATATGTCGTAATATTGTAATAAAAAATGTTCTTCAAAATTATCAAATTCGTTATTATATTTTTTTTTTAGCAATTCAATAATTTTTTTACAATCTTCTAATTGTTCTAATGTATCATTCATCAATTTACCTCTTAATTTTACTTTATATATCATAGTTTTATAATCACCCATTATATTTTATTACATTTTTTTATTACAAATCATATTTCAAAAAATCTTTTAACCAATCAAACCATTCTTTTTTATTTTTTTCATACCATTCTTTTTCATTATTTTTTATTAATTTTTTAACCCATTTTATCAAAATTAAATCTACTAATTTTCTATCCATTAATTTATGATGAACTAATATTTCACAACTCGTTTTTACATCTTTATATGTATCGTAATATTGAAATAAAAAATGTTTTTCTAAATCTTTAAAATCTACATCAATTCGTTTCAAAGTTTCCACAATTTTATTACATTCTTCTAATCCTGTTTTTGTATCATTATATAATTTCTCTCGTAATTTATTTTTATATACTTTATCCAATATCTCTTTTTTACCACTCATCTATATATACTTACAGAAATTAATATTTCAAATTATTCGCTTTAATATATTTTGATGCTTGACCAATAGTCATTTTTTTCTCTTTCATTAATTTAGCGACTAATGCTCCTCTTCGTTTGCGTTTATCATTAGAACCTGCTTTTTTTCTACGACGTTTCCCGCCTTTCTTTTCTACATTTTTCAATCCTTTAACTTCCATTCCTAATTTCTCATCTTCTTTATCTTTTTGGGATTGTTTTTTTCTTCCACCTTTTTTGTCTTTCAATCCTTTAACTTCCATTCCTAATTTCTCATCCTCCTTATCTTTTTCGGATTGTTTTTTACCATCACCTGTCACCGCACCAGCGACATCGGCACCAGTTGCGACTGCTTGTGCGACTGGATGTGGAATTAAATGAGCAACCGATGAAACGACTTGTGATACAGGATGAATAACAGATTTAAAACCTTTCCAAAAATCACCCAAAAATCCACTTCCTTTTAAATGTGGTTCATTTTCCATAATTTCTTTGGCATAATCTTTTCCTAATGTATGTGCTTCTTCACCTTTTGCTTCATCTTCACGACTTCTAACCGATTGTTTTTTCTTTCCACCTTTTAATTCCTCAACTTCTTCTCCCAATTTTTCGTCTTCTCTATCTTGCTGTGATTGTTTTTTTCCACCAACATTACGTTCACAACACGCTCCGCCCCTAAATGTTTTGGTTCGGTTTTCTGCTATACTCCATTCACGATTAGATAATATTGAAGATAATGGAACATTTTTTTGGTCTTGTAGTAATCGGCGATTTCTTAAATTAAGGACTTGTAATCTTACTTCCCTGTTTCTTAACGACATTCTATATATATATTATTATATATTAATTTCTCAATTAATAATTAATTAAATTGTTTATTAATTGGCGTTTTTAGATTTTATATATTAATAAAAGTTAAAAAGGGAATTTATTTTTATGTAATATAATATTATATGACTAAACAAAAAACTTTTAAATTATTACATAATTGTAAAAGATATGAAATATATAGTATGGTGAAAAATTTAAATATAAAAAATTGTTCTAAATTGTGTAAAAAAGATTTAATTGATAAATTATATAATGATTGTAAAAAAAAAATGGGAGGTTCAAAAGCGAGTGGATATATTCAGGCATTAATTCAGGGAAAAGCATTAAATCCTAAAATGAAAGATGGCAAACCAATAGCAAATACTGGCAAAGTTGTAAAATTTGAAATTGAAAAAGATACATTATTTAGTAAATTTATATTAAAAAAATATGGAGATGAAGCATATAAAAAATACATAAAAGATAATAAATTGTCATATAGTAATTATGGTAATCCTCCAAAAGATAAACAAAAATTTCCAATGTATAAACAACCCGAAGGTTATTTTAAAAAATTAGAAGAAGGTAAAAAAACAAAAAAATTATTTAAACTAGGTGGAAGTGAGCAGGATTTTTTAGAATTCCTTAACGCATTCAAACAAGCATACGAAACAAAAATAGATGAAAATAAAAATAAACCACCACTATTTACTTCTGCTGTTGGGACTGAAATGTTTATATATTTATATCTATTGAAAAAACACAAAAAAGATTGTGTGGTATTGGTTGAGAAAAAAGAAGATATTTATTTGGGGGATAATGCTAAAATTAATAGAAAATGGGGATTATCAAAACCAACCTCATTATATAAACGGATGGGAAAAGGAAACGCTGGTTCTAAAATTTTACGATTTTCTATTGGTATGTGCGGAGCAAAAAAAGTAATTAAAATTTGTTCTATACCAGCAAAAAATCCTACATCTTTTTTTAATAGATTAGAACAATGTGGACAGGATGATAAATTAGTTCCTATGCCACTTTTGTTATACCCCACCGCTGGTTCGGATTCTCACGCTAATATGTTAATAATAAATCCCAAAAAAAAATGGGTTGAAAGATATGAACCACACGGAAGTGGAACAAGAGCAACTGCTTATGATAATAACAAAATTAATGCTTCATTAGAAAAATTTTTTAATGTTGGTGGTTATACATATATACCAACAGATGAAACTTGTCCCGTAAAGGAAGGTTTCCAAGCAGGGAAACACGGATGGACAAAAAGCAAAGGACATTTTTCAAAAGATAATATAAAAATTAAAGAAATTGGAGGTTATTGTTTAGCATATTCATTTATGTTAATGGATTTGAGAATGAGTTTTCAAAATTTGGAACACGGCAAAATGTTAGATAGATTAATGAAAAATGTATCCAAATCAAGTGGAAGTATGAAAAAATTTTTATTTGATTTTCTAAAATTCCAACAGAAAGAAATGTATAGATTTTTAAAAGAAGAAGAAAAATTACAACCAACGGCAGAAATATATAAAAAAATGGTTGGATATTGGGGACAAATCATAAAACACAAGAAATTAGGACAAGATGGTTTGGATTTATTGAATAGATGGAGAGAATATTATTTTAAACAATTAAAAGAATATGCTGGAAAAGTTCCAACAAAAGATATGAAATTAAAAATTAAACCAATATCACCAAAAATTAAAGAAGAAAAATATAGACAAAAATATATTGAAAAGGTGAGAAAAATGATTAAAAAAAGATTAGGCGATAAATGGAATAAAACAATAAAAGGATTTATACACAAACCAAACACAAGAATACAAGATTATCCTAATTATATTCTATTAGATAAATTACTTGATGATATTATTGTTTTTAAAGACCATACAACGCCAGATTATTATACAAGAGAAAAATTAAGTAAAAAGGAGAAAAAATTATTAGGTGATTTGGAAGTTGGTAAATTATATGAACCAGTAGCGAAGGCAAGAAAACATATATATGAGAATAAAGATATAAATTTAAAAGATTTATTACAAAAATATATGGAAAAAAAACCAATAAATTTAGTAAATATAATAGATGGTAGTGGTCCTAAAAAAAGAAGGACTACCTCATCAAGACCAAAAACACCACCAGCAGAACCTGATATGGATGCTTTGATAGATGCTATGGCGAATTTGAATTTAGGACCACAACCAGCACCAGCATTACCAGCATTACCAGCACCAGCATTACCAGCACCAGCAGTTCCAGCACCAGCAGTTCCAGCACAACCAGTTCCACCCGTAGTTCCACCTTTATTTGTAGCACCTCCACCTCCACCAGCATCCACCTCATCAAAAGGAGTTCATTATCACGGGGGCGGAGTAAAAAAAATAACAATTATACCAAATAATCCTGAAAAAAGAAAAGAATTTTTTAATGATTTACGCAGAATGTTAAAAGGTGGTAATAATGGATTTAGGCATCAAGAAAGTAAAGAAAGTAAAGAAGATGAGGATATACGAGAAGGACGAGTAATAAATAGACAGATGGAATTAAGTGAACGTAGACGGGAATTAAGTGAACGTAGACGAAGAAGAATAAGAGAAGATGAAGCATCAATGGGTTCGGAAGAACAAACAGGAACAGGAAAATTACGAAAAACAAGATTACGAAGAGCGTTAGAAAGTATGGGAAATGGTATTGGGTTATTAAGAAAAACAAGAGAAAGAAGAGGTGGAAATGGAAAACCGAGTGGAGAAGCGAGTGATGTTAGACAACCAAAAACGGGGCGATTAGGTCAAAGAGAACCAACGGCAGAAGAAGCACAATTATTATTAGATATGCGAGAAACAGACCCCGTAGAACAGACAGATAGAGTGAGATTAAGAGCAATAAGATTAGCAGTTGAAGAACGATTGAGGAGAGAAAGGGGAGAAGGAAGAGAAGGAGCATTATTAGCACACACATTATTAGCAAGACCAGCACAAAAAAGCAGAGAAAGAACGGCAAAAAAAACAAGAAAAGCAAGACAACTAGAAAGAGAAAGACAAGAAAGAGAAAGACAAGAAAATATTACAAGAGTAGTAAGTAGCAGAGTTGTTGGGGATTTAGCGTCAAGATTAGGTGGTGATGATGGTGGTGATGGTGGTGGAGATGATGTTGAAATGGGTGAGGATTATGAAGGGTGGGGAAAAAAGAAAGACGATGATGTAGATTGGGAAGATTTGAAATGGGGAACATTTTCAAAAGCATTTAAAAAATTTAGAAATAGAGTTCCTGATACACCTTTAAAAAATTTAAAACAATTTGCTAAATATGTAATTGATAATGAAGAAGATGCGAGTGAGAAATTAGTAAAAAAAGCAAGATTTTATGTAAATGTAATTGATTGAAAAAATATTCGTTATTTACATTATGTAAAAAAAATGTATATAATATATATAGATATGAGTGGTGCTAATTTTGTAATAATTGAAGATGAAAAAAAATTTATATGGGATGAAAATAAGGAGAGTTTAACTACTATTATAGAAGTTGATTTACCATTTTTACAAGGAGAAATAGATGGATTAGCAAATGCTATTAATACTAGATTTTTTAAATATAATTTTGATGACGAACAAGTTTTAACAAGTAATGGACAAGTGCCATCCGCAAATAATCAAATTAATTTGACTGGTGATGGGTTTGGTATGATTACAATAATAATAACTATACAATCTCAAAATGATACAACTATTAAATTGATAAGACAATATGATTTTGCTTTTGAAGCAGACCCCGCATACCAATTATTAGGACAACAAAATTTAAGAACTATGTATGAAAGTGGAATAAATGTAGGAAATGTATTAATAACTTTTGGAATTTCAGGAACTAAATTACAGGTAAAAGTTAATCCACAAGGAACAGAAATTAATTGTAATATGACTATTAGTATTGCCACAATTTAAATTCCCTTTTCGCTGTATATATATATAAAAAAGTTAAAAAGGGATATAGAATTTTAATTAATATAAAATAAAAAAACATTTAATTTTTTTATATACTTATTATATATAATGTCAAATTATTCATTACAAGTTCCGAATAAATTACAATTAGAACCTGCTGGGGATATAGAAATAAATCCCGGTGGAGATATTGCTTTTCAAGCAGACCCAACATTTACAGGTGG